TCGGATAACCAACTTCAAGAAAAATTTGAATCTAAAAGTCAACAAAAATATTTCTTTGCAAGATGTAATGATAAAACACAATCTAAAAAAATTAGAGATAAGTGGTGTAGAATGGCTGATGAGTTTGCTCAAGATACTAAATTTAATAAATTACCTGAAAAGAAAAAAGAACCAAAAGAAAATTTTAGTTTTGACGATTATACTAAAAAAGTAGGTGCGGCATTGGCAGGTGGAATGAAAAATAATTTGACTAAAATATCTCCAAGTGTTAATATTGGTGAAAACGAAATAGAAAAACAAATTATGAGATTAGTTGAAAAACATATAACACCTAAAATGTCTAAAAAAGATTTTTTAAGTTTAATTGGTGAGGACACAAAAACTGCTCCGGCAAAACCAAAAGTTAAACCGGGGACAAAACCGGGAACAGATTCACCATACAAACCTAAACCGGGTGTTAAACCAGCTCCTAAAGCTAAAAAAGAAATTGACGAAGATACTAAAACGGCGCCTGTAAAACCAAAAGTTAAACCAGGTACAAGACCGGGAACAGATTCTCCTTACAAACCTAAACCGGGTGCTAAACCGGCACCTAAAGCTATTAAAAAAGAATTACCTACTTGGTTATCGTTTGATAGTATAGGTCTTAAAATTGATTAATCATGAGTTTAAATATAAAAATAGAAGAGATTTTAAAAGCTAAAACAAAATTAGAAAGAAAATTATCTGAAGGTACAATTACTAAAAATGAACGTTCATTACTTAAAGAAATTAAAAGTAGTTTAGTTGAAGCACCAATTGATTATGAAGGTCCTGAAAGAATGGAACCGGGTATCGAAAGAAAAATTACTTCAAAACAAACTCCATTTAATCAAAATCCAGCTTTACCAAAAGATGGTGATAAAGATTATATTGAAGTAATCTCCTCTAAACGTTTTAAGGATTCTGTAGACAAAGTAAGAAGATATTTGGGGGATACTACCGCAATTCAAGGAAACAATCCAATGATGGGTCTAATGTCGACAGTAATGAATGGTTTGCAAAGAATTGTACAGGTTGAATCTCAAAATAAAGAATATCTTGAAAGATTAGCAGTTAATTTAGTTGTTAAAGAACTTGGTATTCCTGAAGGGTCATTACAATTCGATGCTCAATTAGTTCACGGACCTATGGCTGCGGCTCAAGGAATGCAGACAGAACCTCAACAACCTAGTGATGAAGAAGTTAAAGACGCATTTAAAAAGGCGGAAGACCATTCTGAAGAATTAGAGGATTTTGCTGATGAATTTGAAAAATTTAATTTAGAAAAATCAAAAAGAAGATTAATTAACTCGTTAATACAAGGAGCGGCTTTTAAAGGTGGTCATATGTATGTGTTAGTTAGTGATGAATTAAGTAGATTAGACCCTAACTTACTTAATCATTATGGTGTTACACAAGCCCTTATGGAACACTTATATTGGTTATACCCGGATATGGAAGGTATGGCAGGTTCAGGTGGTGGACAAATGGGTCAAAGTGAAGTGGATGATGAAACAGACCCACCAACAGTTAAGGCAAGAGCTATGACGTTTCCATTATTAGTTCACGAATTAGTGAAAGGTGTTTATGAAGTATTTGGAACACATGGTTTACCTGATGACCCAAAACAAGCCGAAATGGTTTTAGGGGCGGAAGATACATTACCTGCCGAAATATGGGATTCTAGATTAGGTCCAATATTTTGGGAAAAATTTTTAGAGGCGTATCCTGATAAATTGTTTGATGATGATATGAAACACATCCAACATTATTTATTTGTGAGATTCTCGAAACTATCAGCACAAGAGTTTTTAAGAGTAGCTAAACTAATATTAGAAGGAAACCCACAAGGTGCTCAATTTATTCAAAGAATGGTTGACGAAATCGTTAATGATTTGAAAAAAGATGAGTATGATGAAAAAATGGGTGACGATAATGATGATGACGACTACGGTGACGACGACTTGGATGATTTTGATTTGTCGGCACTTGGGTTCTAAAAACCAAACCGACTTATGTCAAATTTAACAAAAGAACAAGTATTAATTGAATACGTAAAATGTAATCGAGATGTTGAATACGCACTTAGAACGTATTTAGAAACATATGATAATACGGTTAAAAAATATGTTCCATTAGAACTTTTTCCTGACCAATTATCTTTATTAGAAGATTACGAAGAATACAATGAAAACATTGCATTAAAGTACAGACAGGCCGGGGTATCAACAGTTACCGCGGCTTGGATGTCACGAAAGTTAGTATTCGCAAGAAAAGAAACCCCCGAAAAAATATTGATTATCGCCAATAAGTTGGATACTTCACTGGAGATGGCTAATAAAATAAAAGCGTTCGTTGCTCAATGGCCGTCTTGGACAGGTGTAGATTTTGATAAAGCAAAAAATTCCCAAAAACATTATAAATTAACAAATGGTTGTGAGGTTAAAGCCGTTGCGACATCGAAAGATGCCTTGCGTGGGTTTACACCAACAATACTTGTATTTGACGAGGCGGCGTTTATCGAAGCTGACAGTGACTTTTGGGCTGCTTGTATGGCGTCCCTATCTACGGGGGGTAAAGTAATTGTTGTTTCAACTCCAAACGGATACGACCCAATTTACTACGAAATATATGACCAAGCATTACGTAATATGAATGACTTCAAAATTACCGAGATGTTTTGGTATCGTGACCCACGTTATACTAAAGATTTATTCTTGGTAAAAACTGATGATATAATTCATTTCCTATTGAATAAAGAAGATTATAAACCAGATGAATTTCTTGATTGGTCTAAAATACCTTATGAAAATAGAAATTATAAAGAGTTAAGAATTATTATGGATGCCGGGTATAAACCTTGTTCATCTTGGTTTGAGGCGATGGTTAAGAAATTAAAATACGATAAACGTAAAGTATCCCAAGAGTTAGAATGTAACTTCTTAGGTTCGGGGGATAACGTATTTGATTCTCTTATGATGCAAAAGATTCGTGAAAATATGATTCTTGAACCTATATCAAAGTTAATGGGGAATGCTCTTTGGATTTGGAAAGAACCTGTGATTGGACATAAATACATTATGGGTGTCGACGTTTCTCGTGGGGATTCTGAAGATTTTAGTTCATTCCAAATTGTCGATTTTGATACTCAAGAACAAGTCGCTGAGTATGTGGGTAAATTACCTCCGGACACTATGGCGGAAATTTGTCACAAATGGGCGACAAACTATTCTTGTTTTGTGGTAATAGATATCACTGGAGGTATGGGTGTTTCAACATCAAGAAAACTTCAAGAAATGAATTATAAAGATTTATATGTTGATGGTGTTGACACGGCAAACAAATGGAAATACGACCCAAAAGCTGCGGAGAAAATTCCGGGAATAAACTTTAATAATAAAAGAGTTCAAATTATTGCTTCGTTTGAAGAAGTAATGAGACATGGATTTAGAATTTATAGTTCTCGTTTGTATAATGAAATGAATACATTTATTTATATGAATGGTAGACCTGACCACCAAAAAGGTCATCACGACGATTTAATCATGTCTATTGCGATGGCAACCTACGTTGCTGAATCATCGTTTAGTAAATTAACTAAAGTTACTGAACATACTAAAGCGATGATTGATTCTTGGGCGGTCACTAATAATGACAATGTAAGTGAATCATTAGCGTTTAACCCCGTAATACCAAATACTCGAGAAAGAATTGGTCAATTTAGTAATGGAAATATAAGTCGAGACGATTATATGAAATATGGCTGGTTATTTGGTACAAGATAATATTTATCAAATAAACATAAATGGGTATTACCGATAGAAAAACTTCTACTTTAAATAATAGTATAACATTTGATGCAAATGCAGATTTGTATGCTAATGCAACTCTTAATTTGGGTGTCGGTAAATCAGGTGGTTTTGTAAATCGAAAAAAATCAGGTAAAATTTTCGCAGGGTCTAGAATGGTTGTTCCTGGTCAAGATATTTTAAGTGTTAAAGTATTTGAACCTGATTTTAATAGACCTAGAACTATTGACACATTTAGTGGAGCTCTTCCACCAACACCAACGGCAGAACCAACACCTACTCCAACACCTACACCACCACCAACGGGTACGCCAACACCTACGCCAACACCTACAATGACACCTTCACCAATTGTTGAGATTTGTTACTTAGCGACTGAGGACTTTATCCGTATTATAGCAGAAAATGGTGATAACTTAATTGTTGATTGTGACCCGTTCCCAATACCTGTACCACCGGTTAATTATCCAACGCCAACCCCCACACCAACAATCCCATGATGATATTTGGTTAATCTAAACTATTTATTAAAATAAAAAAATATTTAAATTTTTCATATGGAAAACAATCAAAATAATGATTTAACAGTTTGGCAAAGGTTATCCAAAGCATTTGGACCAAATTCGTTATTGAATCAAGATTATCCCGTATATCAGTTAGATAAGAAGGAATTATTAAAAACCACGTCTAAAGCCGAATACGAGAGAGAAAAATTACAGGCACAACAAACTTATTATCTAGCCAATCAATGGACTAAAATTGAAAGTAATTTATATACTCAAGCGGTATATTATGAACCAACTCGTTTAGCTTCATTTTATGATTATGAATCGATGGAGTATACTCCTGAAATTTCTGCCGCTTTGGATATCTATGGTGAAGAATCAACAACTGTTGACCAAAATGGATATATGTTACAGATTTATTCTGAATCAAAAAGAATTAAAGGAATCTTAACTGACTTATTTAACAACGTATTAGATTTAAATACTAATTTACCTATGTGGACAAGAAATACTTGTAAATATGGAGATAACTTCGTGTATCTAAAATTGGATGCGGAAAAAGGCATTGTTGGGTGTATGCAATTACCAAACATTGAAATAGAACGTTTGGAGAGAGGTATGGCTGCGAAATCAGCAAATGTTGAAGAACCTGCGGATAGTAAAGGATTACGTTTCAAATGGAAAATTAAAGACATGGAATTCAATTCATGGGAGATTGCCCATTTTAGATTATTAGGTGATGATAGAAAACTTCCTTATGGTACTTCTATGTTGGAGAAAGCGAGACGTATTTGGAAACAATTATTACTTTCAGAAGATGCGATGTTGATTTATAGAACTTCAAGAGCTCCTGAAAGACGTGTATTTAAAGTTTATGTTGGTAATATGGACGATAAAGATGTTGAACCATATGTACAACGTGTGGCTAACAAATTTAAAAGAAGTCAAGTGGTTGATTCTCAAACAGGGAATGTAGATATGAGATTTAATCAAATGGCTGTTGACCAAGATTACTTTATTCCTGTTCGTGACCCTGCGGCACCAAGTCCAATTGATACCTTACCGGGAGCACAAAATTTGGCGGAGATTGCCGATATTGAATATATCCAAAAGAAATTATTAACAGCACTTCGTGTTCCTAAAGCGTTTTTAGGTTTTGAGGAAGTAACGGGTGATGGTAAAAATTTATCTTTAATGGATATTCGTTTCGCAAGAACAATTAATAGAATTCAAAAATCTATGATTGCCGAATTAAATAAAGTTGCAATTATTCATTTATTCTTATTAGGATTTGAGGATGAATTGTCAAACTTTACATTGGCTCTTACAAACCCATCATCTCAAGCAGATTTATTAAAAATTGATATTTGGAAAGAGAAAATTTTATTGTATAAAGATGCTGTTGCGGCTATCGAAGGTATCGCTCCGGTATCTGTTACATGGGCTAAGAAACACGTATTAGGATTCTCTGATGAAGAAATTAAATTAGATTTACAACAACAACGTATTGAAAAAGCGGTTGGTGCGGAATTAACTAATACCGCAACCATAATTACTCATACGGGTGTATTTGATACTATAGATAAATTATACGCGAGTAAATCCGGAACTACGGCCGTTGGAGCGGCTGCTCCTGCCCCACCACCTGGTGGAGGAGGTGGAGGAGGTCTTGAATCTGACTTAGGTGGAGGACTTGACTTAGGTGGAGAACCTGAACCGGGTGGAGCACCTGAACCGGGTGGAGCACCGGCACCGGGTGGTGAAGCTGAAATAACTCCTGAATCAGTCAAACGAGATAATTTGAATATCTTATTGGAAAGTGGTAATCTAACTGAAGACGATTCTTACATTGATTTATCTCGAGCAAGAAATTCTTTAGGTGATATGGAAAAAGAATTGGATAAAATCTTAAATGATTGATATTTATAATTAAAAAAGAAAATGACAAAGTTTGGTATATTAAAATCGAAGATAGAAAACGTATTACTTGAGTCGTATAAAAACGACACATTTAAAGACGAATTAAAAACATTTAAAAAACTTGTATTAGAGAATAAAAATGTTAGTAAGATTTTCTATATGTATGATGAGTTAAACTCTAAAAAAGGTTTGAGTGAATCATATTCAAGAGAATACATCCACGAATGTATTACTCTATATGAAAATGCTGTGAATAAAATTTTACCGGCAGATTTGAAAAAATTAAATATGTGGGTTAGAAATACTAAATCTAATAACTCATACGAAAATATCGATAACTTATTTTCAACAGATGTTTTAACCATTGAATCAAGAATTAAAAGTAAAAATTTAATTATTGAGAATTTGAAAAAACTTCCAATTACAGAATCCAAAGGTATTGAACTTCCATTATCAACTATGGTTAGTGTTGCAAATAAAACTATTAAGAATTATATTGATACTTTAAGTGAATCTGACAAAGCTGAAATAGTTAAATTGTTATCTGAAGATGATGGTGAATTATCCGTGAAATATAACACCCTTAAAGAAAATGTAGTTGATAAATTAAAAGCAATGAAGAATTCGTCCGAAGATAATTCAGTGAAAACTAGAATTGATGAAACACTTACAAAAGTGTTATCAGAGAAGTACGACAAATTAACGTATTTTAAACTTAAAAGTTTAAACGAGAATCTTTAATCGTTATCCGAATAATATTTTAATTGAACGTGTTTAGCCTTAGCTAACACGTTTCTTTTTTTTACGGAAGGTTTGATAAATTCTTTTCGCTTATTAAGTTCAGAACTTTGACGTGTCTTGATAACTTTACTTTTATAGAGTTTCAGTGCTTTCTCTATTGGTGTATTTTTATCTAATTTAACTATTAACATATATAACATATATATCAAAATAACAAAAAATTTGACCTGACCCCTTATTTTACCTATCTTTTTTAAAAATAAAAGGAAAAATATGAAAATTAATGAAAAAGGGGAAAACCTCTCAACTAACAGGTTTCAAAACCGCGAAAGTTGTTTATGGGACAGTTGATTCTGTAAACTTGAAATCACTTTACTTAAACGTACAAACATGGGTTGAACCAATCTATGAATCCGATAATTGGTCGAGAACAGTTTTAAATTTAAGTAGGGGTATTAAACACTCGGTTTACGAGTCGTTAAATAATAAAATTTTTGATACAAAATTTATTGTAGATTTAGATTTAAGGTCAAGTGGATTAAATTTGGGTAAAAAATCATTTATGAATTTAGAAGTTAATTTCTATGTTATAGAAGAAAACCTCGATTTTAAATCAAAACAAATTAAAGATACATTATTAAAAATTACAAATAAAATCTACAACGATAACTTTTATGACAACAATTATTTTAAGTTTTATCTAACTAAAAAAATCAAATCCGTTAAAGATACGTTACAAACCGAAAATGTTTAATATTTATTATTAAAACATTTAAAATGAGTTTAAGAATATTACAACCGAACGAATCAGGAAAAGGTATATTAGTTGAATACGATGCCGGATATATTAATCCAAAGGATAATCGTAACGAAACATTAATAAGAGAATCTAATGAAATGTTAGACCACTCAAAACCATTTGAATTTTATGCTGTATTACAAAAATATGATACACCAAATAGAAATGGTCGATTATACCCTGAACGTATATTAAAAAGAGAAGCTGATAATTATAAAAAAATGATTAAAAAGGGTACAGCTCTTTCAGAGTTAAATCACCCGGAATCATCTTTAATTGATTTAGATAGAGTTTCTCACGCAATCACCGAAGTATGGTGGGAAGGTAATGTCCTAATGGGAAAGATTAAATTATTGACATCACCGGGATACCACGAAAGAGGTATTTGTTCAACCAAAGGAGATTTGGCAGCAAATTACTTAAGACAAGGTGTTACTTTAGGTATATCGTCAAGAGGTGTAGGTTCTCTTAAAAAGATTGGTGAACAAAATGAAGTACAAGACGATTTTGAATTAATTTGTTTTGACTTGGTGTCCTCACCTTCAACTCCGGGAGCGTATCTATTCTTAAATAAAGATGACAAACATCTGTATGACGAGAACTTAGAAGAAGAGAAAAAAATGAGTATTGAAAGACATGTTGGTGATTCAGGAAATAAATCACTTGACTTAATGAAAAAATTAAACGATTATTTAGGATATTAAACTAAATAGAAAAAATTATGGACGAAAAGTATTTCATTGCAAAAATTACATTGGACTCAGTTGATGAGGCATCAGGTAAGATTAAAAAATTAAGAGAAGAAAAATTAGTGAGTGGTTACAACCCAACTGACGTAGAGGCTAAAGTAACAAAAGTATTTGAGCATTATACAATGGAATGGAGAATCACAGCAATTGTTGAAAGTAAAATTGATGAAGTGATAGAATAAGAATTTATATTCAATAATTAATTAAGGAGACAGAAATGTCTCCTTTTTTTATGCTTTTATTTTTTTGGTAATATTTATTAATATAAAAAACTCATTATCAAATTAGCAAAAATAATGCTTTTTTGATAATGGGAGATATTTATATATTAAAATAACTTAAACACAAATGGCAAAAGAAAAATCTTTAGTTGAAGAAGCTATCATCCAAATGAAAAATTTGGAAGAGGCGGTAGCGGAAAATGCAAAAGGAATACTTGCTTCGACAATGTCGCAAGAAATCAAAGAACTAGTAAAAGAATCTCTTACAGAACAAGATGATGAGGAGATTGACACTGAGGTTGACATGGATGACATGGAAATGGATACAGATATGGACGATACAGAAATGGACGACGTAGATGTTGATATGGATATGGAAGATGACATGGATACCGATAATATGGATATGGATATGGATGATGAAGACACCATAGACCTTACTGACGTAGAAGATGATGAAGAAATCTTACGTGTATTCCAATTGATGGGACCTGAAGATAATATTGTTGTTACTAAAGATGATTCTGGTAACATCAGTTTAAAAGACGAAGAGAACAACAAAGAATATATGATTGTTGGTGAAGGTGAAGATGAATTAGAAATGTTCGAAGAATTTGACGACGAAGAAGAAGATATGGACTTCGATGACGAAGAAGAGGACATGGATTCTGAAGGTATCGAAGATATTATCTCTAGAGTATTTGATAATGAC